AATCATACGCATTACCGAGAATGTTGGCTAGTTTATAAGCTGGCGAACCTGATGCCCTCATGTAGTTAAACACGCCATTGGTCAGACTGCCAAGCGTGTTAAGCAAGCCATAATTTCCAATCAGTCCGTCAGCGTACATGGTCTGCAAATTCCCCATTGTTATGTCATCAAACTCCGCTATCGTGTCATGTGTATGCCCATTGAAAATCATCGCGGTGATGACTTGCGTTTTCAATGAGCCAATTAGTTTCCCCTTGCTTCCTTGTATGTCGGGCTGATTGCTTCAACAATCTTTTCAATCATTTGGCTTTGCACAGACATGGGAAACTCTGCCTCAATTTCCTCATATGTTAAGTCGGCTAAAGAGTGGTCAGGCACTTCAGGAATTAACAGTTTAAAAAATTCAGTTATTTTTATTTGCGTTTGCACTTTTGTTTTGGCAGACTCGCGCAAAGAACGACCCTCAACAATCACATCATCGTCAGTAAAGACAAAGATGCTTTCATTTGCAGGATTGTCTTTAAACTCCATCAATGGGTCTGTGATGGTCTTGTATTCTTTTTCTATGGCTTCGGGGCTTGGCTCTTGGATGCGCTTGTAAATCTCATCTGACTCATGCACATACGGCACACGCACCCGAAAGGTGTGACCACCCAATTCAAATTTGCGGGTAAAGATTTTCTCTTTGTTTTCTTCGTACTTCTTGCCAAAGGCATCTGCAAATCGTGTCATGTCATGTCCTCTTAAATGCTTGTATTCTTCTTGCCAAAATTTGCCCAAGTCTGTTAACAGTTTCTTGAGCATTACTTTCTAACGCTGGTCGCAAATAAGGATGCGGTGGGTTTTTTGCTGAGCCAAACTCTTGCGACATTGCGCGAGCATCGCTTTCAATTCCCTTAAATGCTTGTGCTTGTTCTGCGGTTGCGCCCATTTTTATAAGACGCTTCCTTGCACTTACTAAGCCTTTGCCTTCACTCATTGCCGCTAATTTTTTACCTGATGCAGTAGTTACAGCCGCAATCACAGTATCAGTTTGCGTTATGTATTTGCTTCGTCTGTCGCGCTTAGTTGGTCGCCTAGCTTCCACCAATAAAGACAAACGCAGACCGCCAGTATCTTCAGGTGCTCGTCTTTGTGCGTCTGATAAAACAGGCTTTAACGCCTCGCGTACAGCAGGCACAAGCACTTTGCTGGTTGCTTTTTTGTCGCCAATTTCTGCCGCTAATTGGTCAAAAGCTAACGCAACATTGCCAATGCCCTCAAGTTTAATGGTGACACCCATTTCAGACTCTCCAAGAGCCGGGCTTGACTAAGCGATGGAATAGCAATTCGTTGAGTTCTTTTGCGTATTCCACCACTTGCTCAGGTGTCATTGTGTCAGCGTGTCGTGCCGCAATCTCATGCGCCAAGCTGACTGCTGTCATCTTTTGTTGGGTAAAGCCAAACCAATCCTTGCGGTGTTCTGATTGGCTTACCAAGAACCCTAGCAAATCATTTGTGTTTTGTATTGTCGTATCTGTCATTTTTATTCTGTCGGTTGCTCTATGATTTGCGCCACAGGGTTATATTTTGCAAGAATTGTTAAGCAAACAAATTCTGTTGTATCAGGCTTTGCCTTAGCAAGAGCCGTTGCTACTTCGCTGGCTTTTACCTCTAAACCCTTGGCAACAGTATCCAAGGATTGAAAGGTAGTCGCCAACACTTCAACAGCGTCAGCGACTTTCATTAGGAGTTACTCCAGCCGTATTGGTTGCCGCGAGGGTGGATGGTAAACACACACTTGGCTTCCGCACCGGGTTGTGCGTCAATTTGAAACTGACCCACACGACCATTAAAAGCATAAGCCACAGTATTCGTTCCATCATAAGCCGCCACCACATAAGTGCGGTCTACCAAGCCCGAATACGCATCAGCGCGAATCAACAACAGACCAGCATCCGATGGATTCCATGCCGCTGTAATGGTCATGGATGTGGGTGCTGATTGAGTTGGTATCTTGTCGCTTTGGCGTGAGCCTGCAACCATAAAGTTAGCCACAGCATCGTCTTGACCAAATGCGGGGACTGCTTCCACATTAAGCTGGTGCCTGATGCGCCTGTGCCGCCTGCGGTTGTGCCGACCAGCGTTGCAACTTGCGCTGTCCAAACAGCTAAGTTTGCGGTAGTAAAAGGGGATGCGCTTGTTTGCATCCACATTGAGGCGGTAAAGCCGGGTAAAACTTTTGAGGGTAATGCCATTTTTGATTCTCCTGATTAAGCGGTGTTTGTCCAACCATACTGATTGCCGCGTGGGTGCAAAGTAAAAATTGCTTTTGCTTCTGCGCCGGGTTGAGCATCAATTTGGAACTGTCCTACGCGAGCATTAAAAGCGTAATTGACTGTGCCTGTGCCATCGGTAGCTTGAACGACATAAGTGCGGTCAACAAGCCCTGAGTAGGCATCGCCACGCACCAGCAACAATACTGAGTCACTTGGATTCCAAGCCACAGTAATTGTCATTGAGGTAGGTGCGCTTTGTGTGGGGATTTTGTCCGATTGACGCGAGCCAGCCACCATGAAATTGGCAACAGCATCATCTTGCCCAAAAGCGGGTACGGCTTCCACTTGCAACAAGTTGCCGCTGATAGTAAGCGGAGAAACGCTTGCAATCAACGATAGCTGTGCGGTGGTCAATGGTGTGGGCGTTGCGCTTGGTTGCACATACAGCGAGGCGGTAAAGCCGGGTAAAACTTTCGTTGGTAAAGGCATATCGTTTCCTTCCGTTTGATTGCTGAACTTGTCTTATGTTGGAATGTCCAAGGTGCAGTCTAGGAAAACCTCACCCAGTTTGTCTTCGTTGTTGTAGCTGTTGTACAGCCAAGTCACATCTGCTTTGGCAATCCAAAAGCCATTTGTTGCACCGCCAAACAAACCACTATATCCATGCAAGGATTGTAGTATTTGATTAGAAATTGTGAAACCATCTTCTATGACTTGCGTGAAAATACTAATTTGAAAAGTTGGGCGGTCAATACTTTTATTTGATTGAGTTTGTCCAGTAAAAACTTCTTGGTGAACATTTCTTAACATCCAAGTTATAAACTTTGGCTCAATGGCAAAGTTGCGGTTAAAAGTGGCATACACAGGCACAGGCGTGACTATGTTTGCAAGCTGATATTGAATAGCCTTGGCGTATTGGACTGGGTTTTGTTGTGTAGCCATTACACCGCCGTCACAGGGTCATTTCGTACACACATCATCGTGGCGCTTTGTCTATCGTCTGCTTCGCGCACATTGTCAATTCGCCAATCAAAGCCTCGCCAAGTAACTGAATAAGCGTTTTGATTGTCAATAATTAATTTTATGTTTGGCGTGTAGTTAAGCGTCATTTGCACAATGTCGCTATACACACGATATTTGTCAGCTATTCGCACATTGTTTGCAACTGAATGCACAAGTGCGCGAGTGCCAAACCATAATGTTTGCGTTGTGCTTTGTTCTCCAAAATCACTTTTGCCAAAAGTCAAAGTGTTAACGGAAATGTTTTCGTAACGCTTTACCATTTACATCACCAATGGTTTGTAAGGTCGTAGCAATGTTGAAACACCAAAAGGAATTTCTGATTTTGCGCCTACTGTATCTCCGACAGTTGAACGATTGTTGTAGAGGTGCGTAAACAATAATAAGCCAGCTTGCTTGACTACTGGATACAGCGCAATCGGGTTTACAGGACTCACATACTCACACGACACAGGGCTGGTCATGTTGCTGTTTAAATCGCTTGGAAGGGTCTGTAAGACCACTTTATTGCCTGAGTTGTCGTAGTAGTATGTCGAGGCAGAAACAGTCGTTAAAACAGGCGGTGTTTCATCATTGAAATACTTAACATTTGTGATGGTCACGCCGCTTGCTGGTGTGGAATTGTTTTGCGAGACTTCAGGCAAATCCAAAGACAAAGGCGTTCCATACAGGCTTGCCGCGTTGTAATACACACGATAGCTTGTGGCAAAAATACTCATGCCCAAATAGTCTTCAATGGCTTGGCGTGTTGCCAGTTCCAAACTGCTCAGATAAGTATCTTGGCTGGTGTCATCAAACAAGTTAAGTTGTTGGCGAATCTCGGCAAGCGTTAACCATGCGGTTGTGTTATCACGCGCAATCTGTTCAAACTTTTCATAGTTGAAAGGATTG